TTCTCATTAAAAAACCTATACCTGGAATACCTGTAAATGCACTCATAAGACCGCCCATAATAGGAGCACCGTATCTTTTAAAAGTATTTCTAATAGGTCCTGTAAGTCTATCGTAAACACTTAAGATTCCCGGTCTACTTTTCATAGTATAAGGTGTATCAAACTCTGAGTCTTCTTCTATTAAACCAGTGTAACCATAATCACCTTCAGCAACATCACCATATTGAGTATTAATTTGATCAGCATCATAAACTTGTCCTAAAACTGTTCTATCGTATGGTACCGCCATTATCTTCTTCCTCCTGGTGCAATATCTAATCTAAACGTGCCTAATTTCCAATCTTGACTAGCAGCCGTGTTTGCAACTTTCATTGCAATAGACCTTGCTCTTATTCTTGTATCTTTTTTTGTTGTAGTATTATCTACAGTAAAATTAGTGGTTGTAGCTGAACTGTTTGGGTAAGTTCGAGTTACAAAACTAACTTGTGTATTACCGGTTTGTGAAATAAAGTCGGGTATAAATCTGCTTATTCTCATTATAAATTCTCCATCTCCTCTAAGGTCTGGCATACCTACAGTTTGTCCTGTTGGGTTTCTTCTTTGTGTAATGTCAAAATCACCAGAAGTAATTGTTCCAATTACAGCCGTAATCGACCCTCCTGCATCAAGTTGATCGGTCCCTGTTTCCTGTTGATAGTATGTTGTACAACCATCAGTGTTTCCAGTAACATCATAGGATGCATTACTGTCTGGATTATAGTACGTTGCGTGAGGTTTTGCAAATACTGCTGAGTCACGCCAAGCAGCTCTAGGTAGACTACCAGTAGTCCATATAGGTCTTTGAGGTGTAGAATCTAAATAATTATAAGTCACAACTCTATCAATTTTATCTGAGTTTGCTGTACAATAAAACCAATTTATTTCACCAAATAAGTTATTTAACCCTGCATTTACAAGGTCTCTTGAAGTAGAGTTTATATCATCATATACATGGTCTTCTACTAAACACGGTACTGATTTTAATTGACCATCATAAGAAAAAAATCCATTTTCTGACATCCAATAAGCTGTACCATCTACTTCTATACAAGCATTTTTACCTAGCAATCCACAGTTAGTTCCCACTTGTTCAAAAGCAAATGTAAATGGTCGGCCTACAAATTTCATAAGAAACAATGCAGTATCGGTCCATACATAGATTGTATCCCTACCTTTAACAGCTCCCATAATCATAGAGCCATCTGCAAGTCTTTGTGTACCAGCGGTATTGTCTGCTTTAACTGTGTATGAATCTGTTTGGTCAATACTTTCTTGAGAAGAAAATCTTATAAACATATTGTCTTGAGTTGATGTTGTTCCAACAGTTGTTTCTGTTCCAAAAAATACTAAGTGTCTATCTGGTGTAGATACTAAAACATGACGTGATGCTGTTGGTGCGTTAGGTAAAAGTGTTGCTCTAACTGATGTTGCATTTGAAGGAGCTGCGTCCCATTCAAAACATGCACCGTTATATATAAGCGCAATTAATTTTGTACCATAGTTATCTAGTATCCACAGTCCTGGGTTAATTGTAAAGTCATCTGAAGATGCTTCACCCCATGCAACATATTTAGAAATATTTGTAACAGTTGCACCTCCACTGTGTGTAGCTTTTGTAGTTCCGTTTACACCTCTAGCTCCACCACTTAATGTATTTGTTGCGGTATTATTGTTTGTAAAACTTATGTCTTCAGTTCCAATTCTAATTTCTCCAGATGCAGGAAAAGCTGCAGAGTTAGCAAGAACTATGTCTGTTGTTGTTGTGTCTGTTAATGCTGTTGAAAGAGTTGTAGTTGCCGGACCCGGAGCAGTTCCAGACCATAAACCAGTACCCCAACCAAATCCACCAAGTTGTTGTGATGGCCCTACTGTATAATAACAAAGAACATCTGCTGATCCAGATCCACTTAAAGGTGTGCCGGATTCTTGAGTTGCCATTGTAATTGTAAACGTTGTAGCAGTTGGAACAGATGTTACCATAAATTTTTCATCTTCAAAAGTAGCATCGGTATAAGTAGACCCTACAGCAGTAACCCCACTTACATTATTAAACATTACAATATCGTCTTCGTTTAAACCATGAGCACTACCGACTGTAATAGTGACAGTTGTTGAGGAAGAGGTGCTTGTAAATGTTGCACTTGAAATAGTAGTTCTAATTGGGTGTATGTCATAAAAAATACCACCCGAGTATACATATAAAATTCTGTTAGTTCCTATTGCAGCGTATTTAACACCTGCGTTATCGTCCCAATGGTGAAGAGCTCTAGCTGCCCCAGTTAATTTATCATCACCTAACTGTTCCCAACCACCTATTTTTTCAGGTGTACCATATCTAAAACGTACATTATCGCCATCAAACCACTGCCCTTCGGCACCGGTCTCTGTGACTTGTTTGTTAAATCCTGGTAAAAACCCTAACTTTTGTAGCATAATGGCCCACTATACAAGCTTTTTAATTTTTTGGTAGTATTTATTCTTGTCTAAATTAAATCCTAAACGCCTATAAATCAACCAAAAACTGTGTCTTTATCTGCTATCCAAAAGTCTGCTGATATACAATACCTTTTGTCTGTTTCAAAACATCTTCCGGGTTCGTGATAAAGATCAGACTTAAATATAAACCACGATAATTCTTTTCTAGGTAGAGAAAATTTTTTATCTTCACAATAAAAAAATGTGGTTTCGGATTTTTTAGGTAAGTGTAAGTATAAAATACCGCTTAATGCAAATTGATTAGAGCTATTGTGTCTATGACCTACGTTTGGTTTTTTACTAGGATTATTCCACGTTACATGTACCCATGATTGAACATTAATATTTTTTGGTTTGTGGTTTAAATAACTACAACACGCTTCCTCAAAAGCGTCAAATATATTTGAACTAATTTTATTATAAATTATTTTTTTATAATCTTTATTATACACATTTTTTTGATAACTAGGCTTATGTAAATTTGAATAAGGAAGAGTGTTAATTTTTTTAATTAATTTAGTTTTTTCTTTTAGAGTAATACACGGCTTGCATTGTTTTACACCTAAAAATAAATCTTTCATTGTCTTAAAAAGACACGTATTAATACTATGCTGGATCCCAAGCTAATGTTTCTGCGTTCCAAGTAAATAGGTTAGCCGGACTTTTACTGTCATAAGCTCTCCATTCTAGATTATCTTCATTCCAAAAAATATTATATCTAATGTCTGCACCATTTTCTTGATACATAACAATAGTTGGATATGGAACAGGTGGTTCCCATTCACCCGCATCACTTAATAACCAAGATGCAAATGGTTGTCTGTTTATAAACCAATCTTTTTCATAATCGTACGTCCCACTAATTTGTGCGTAATTAGTTCTAAATTGACGATTATAAGAAGTCTGTTTCCAAGTTCCTCCTTGGAAAAAATTTACACACCAAGTTTCTCCGTCAGCATGTTTATCGTTTTCTCCTAAAGGTCCATCAGCAGTAGTCACATCGTTTCCTACTCTTACTACATGTATTACTGTCCAGTTATTTTTTCCTTCTATAAATGGATCTGGTCGTTGTTCTATTCTTGCAAAGTGTGCCATAATATTCTCCTTTTATATTTGTTTTAATATATTGTCAAGTCGCTCAATAGGATATGAGTCTGCTTTAAAGCCTTCTAAAAAAAATAATAACGTAAGTCTATCTTTTTTAGGGTGAGCATACATATTCTGCATAGCGTGATATTCACTACCATTATACATAATCATAGTATTATAAGTATTTTTAATTTCATGAGTTTTGATAAATCTACTGTGATTATTTTTCATAGTTTGTGTATATTCTTTAATATCTATAATATTGTGTCTATAAAATTTTTTCTTTATTTTTACATGTTCTTTTCCTTTCACATTTTTAACTGCGGGTTTATATAAAGCTGTGCCTGATTCAGGAAAAGCACCTTTAGTTAGATAAACCATACCAGCTAACAATGCGTCATCCTTATGAATCCATCCTTTATTTCTTACATCATCAAATGATTTTGAATAAGGTGTGTTTTTATGAAAACATATATATAAATTTTTCCAAGCAACAGCTTCTTTCTTGTAATTATAAAAAGATGTAAAAATAGCATGAGCCATTTTATTAAAAAATGGAGGGTCAATATAATTTAAAGATTTAGTTCTAACTCCAGGATATCTTCCATCAGGATCTTGTTCGTATTTTAAGTTTTTAGAATACTTTACTATTTTATCAGGGTCTGGAAAAAAATTATTTACAGACATAATTGGAAAAATTTTTGTCATTTTTTATATTCTTCGGGTAAACCTAAAAAAGGCCGGTTATCGTATTGTGCAGCTTTTTCATTATCTAGATTGTAATGTAAAAATACTTGTGAACAAAGTTCGCCTTCAAATTCTTCTCTCCAATGTTCTATTTCACATCCTGAGTAAACCAACATATCTCCTTGATCTAAATTTATTTTTGTACCTGCTTGTCCGGTGCTACCTGTTGGATCAACATATATAGGCCAAGGGTCACCGCCTAAATTAATAGTTGTAGAAACCGCACAACTTTTTCTATCTACATGTCTTTCTAAAATATCTCCTTTTTTATAAACTCTAAAAAATGAATATGTTTCGATTAAATTTAAATTAGTAGCTTTCTCCATTTTTTCTCTCATTACAGCTAATAAAACTTCCATTGCAGTATCAGCATAATAAGAATAAGTATTTGGTACTTGTCCATCATTTAAGTGGCCATATAACTTTGTATAAGGTGATAAATATCTATCATTAATTAATTTTTTGTGAACATTCTTTTTAAGAATAGTATAATTAAATAAAAAATTAGCTAACTCTTTTGGCACTGCTTTTTTTATAACTAAGTATTTATTTTTTTTAAACTTCATTTCTATAATGTCTTATCCATTCTTTGTGTGTCACGGTGTTACTTAAATCTTCTTCAACATCTTTTAAATCGTGTTTTATTTCTTTTCTAAGCATATTATATTGTTTCCTTACTTTTTCAATATTCAATAAACCTAGACCATGCATTACTATTATATAATTTCTATCTGCAAATAAACGGTAGTTTGACTCTCCTATAAAATCATCTTGAATGGGAAGTCTGTTTTTAAACACCTCTAGTTTATATTTTAATGAATCTGGTAGTTTAATTTCTTTCCAAAATTGTCCTTTATTTTTTGTTATATAATGTAGCGCAATAAAATCTCTTATATTATTCATTATGCTTTCGACCTGTTTATTTACAAACTCAGATGTTTTTTCATTATAACCATGCAAATGGTGGGCTAATAAATAAGCTTGTTGAATAGATGTACCTATCGAAGTAGCCTCTAAAGGTTCTACAAAATTAGCACTTAAACCCACAGCATAACAATTTTTAATCCATACTTTTTCTAAATGACCCGGTTCAAATTTTATTTCTTTTCTAATATCAATTTTTTTATTTAATTTCTTTTCTACTTCCTGATGTGCTTTTTCTTTTGTAATTACATTACTGTCGTAAATATACCCATTTCCATGTCTTCCCCATACAGGAATATTAAACATCCAACCCGCTTTCATAGCCGTAGCTGTTGTATATATATTGTAATTATTTGTATCTCCTGTTGGAAAAACTATTGCTGAGTTTACTTTTAAATAGTCTTTAAATGAAATCCATCTATTTTTAAAACACCCTATTAATAATTTTTTAAAACCAGTGCAGTCAATGTAAAAATCTGACTTATATTTTTTTCTCCCTTTAATAAAATCAATGCCATTTTTATTTAATTTAATTTCTTTAATAGTATCTTCAATAACTTTTATATCTCTTTCAGCACATTTTTCTTTTAAAAAATCATTTAATTTAAATGTGTCAAAATGAAATTGATAGGTCATTAATTTATTATCTAAAGGAATTCTATTTTTAATAAAATATTGTGATGTAAATTGATTTACTGTTTTACCTTTAGATATCCATTTTAAATAATCTATATTTTCTTGGCCCAACCTTGGTAAATTATTTACTACACTATGTAGATAATCTTTCTTACCCCAACCTTTAAACATAATACCTGATTTTAAAGTGCAGTTACATTTTCTAATTACTTCAAAATAATCAATTCCACACCAACCTAAAAAATCATACCAATGTTCCGTGCTTCCTTCTCCAACTCCAATAATACCTATTTCTTTAGACCCAATAATTTCTATATCAATATTTTCTGAATATTTTCTTTTTAAAATTAATGCTGTTATTAAACCTGCTGTTCCGGTTCCCACTATTGTGACTTTCATATTAATATAATTTAATCAAGTTGTTTTGGAATAGCTTGTACATTCCAGTGAATAAATCTAAAGGGTTCTATCCCCATATCTACTGTATATAAATGAGGCATGTAGGAAGGAAAAAACATTACTCTTCCAGGTTTTGGTTTATAAAAAACTTCGTGTCTTGCATAAGTTATTTTTGTTGGATCTTTTTCAGGAAGTAAGTTCATTAAACTACCGTGTCTAGGATCTTGAAACATGGGACCAGAAGTTTTTTCACTTCCTTTTAAAAATAAAAAACCTGAAATATGGCCGTTCCAATGTGTGTGTAGTATATGGTGCCCACCCCCGTCTTTTGCAAATTCTTGAACCCACATTTCTGTTAGCGATACTTTAAAAGCATTTATGTTAAAACCCATTTCATTTAATAAATTTTCAGAAGTAGCTACAACATAAGCTACTAAATCTTTTAATTGTGGATCAACTGCAATATTATCAGAATGGTATACTGTATTTTTATCTGTATTTATTTTCCATAATTTATTTCTATCTTTAATACCTTTAGCAAAATTTTTTTTTGCTCTTTTAATATGCTTATCACATATTTTATTTACAGGTTTAATTAACTCAGGTTCATCTGCAAACCATATAGGTGAAGGGAATAAATCTTCTCTATTTAATTCTTTTGGGTATTTCATACTTTCCTTTCATATTTATATACACTATTTAAAAGTAAAAATCAAGGCCACTCGGTATCCTTTTTTAGGAAAAATTAAACCATGCTCTACATTATTAAAGCAAACGCCTTTATATTTTTCGGGTTTAATTTTTATTATTTTATTATTTACTTTTAATAAAGTTGTAGAATTAGGGTCTGCGTCATTCAAATACACTATTAATTGTCTATGTTCAAAGAAATGATCTTTATGCCAACCACATTGTTTAGTATTATTATTTACAGTAAAATTAACAGCTGCTCTAAATATTTCAGAATATTTTATTTTATTTTTTTTACAAAAGTTATTTAAAATATCAATAGCTTCATCTGCAAACTTTGAATTTTTAAAAGGAAAATTTCTTTCTTCTCTATCCTCATATCTATTAATTAAGACATGCGAAAAAATATAATCTTCTTTAGGACCTGTTACAGTTTTTTTATTAAAATAAAAAGGAAAAATTGAATGATTTAAAACAATATCTATAAATTTTTTGTTTTGTTTAGAAAGAAATTTATTGTGTTCAATAATTTTTTTCATTTAAAAGAAGGGCCATTATACCAAATAACCAAACTACATCTTTTTCCTTTTGTTACAGGTGTTACTCTATGCCATACAAAACTTGGAAAGAGAACAACTGAACCTTTATTTCTAAAATTTTTACAAGTTATTATTTGTTTTTCTTGTTCAGGATGATTGTCTTTAGAAAATTGTAAATCACCACCTTCGTATTCATCGGAATCAGATAGACATAATGTAAGAGATATTTTTCTATTTGTGTTTTGTTTTTGAGGTTTTGAAAACATATCTACATGCCAGTCGTAATATTGATTATTTTCATATATTGTAAACTGACAAGATCCAGCAGATGCTACATCAAAATTCCATTCTGCATTTTTATTAGCTTCTATTAAATAATGTTGTAGTTCTCTATAAATCCATTTTTCATTATGAAACCAAACAATATTTGAATTTCTTGTTTTTTTAGATGTTGGGTCAAAAACTCTTCCAACGTCTTTTCTTTTTGATTTTGCAAATTTTATAATATCGTCACAAAATGTTCGCGAAAGGGACTTATCCCATGACCAATATAAATTCTGAACTACCATATCTTCTTTCTTTTAAAAACATCTATTAATCAAAAGTCATTGCACCAGAAACATTAAACTTTACAACTGTGCATGAGCCTGTCGTTGTAATCGTGTTACATGAAGGAGTAACAGCCATCTTTGCTGGTTGGCAAGAAGTTGGAAATCTTAATATTACAACTCCCGAGCCTCCGTTTCCTGCTGATCCGCCTCCTCCGCCGCCTCCAGTATTTGCTGTACCTGGTCGACAACAATTGGGTGTATTATTACCATTACTTTTTCCTCTTCCACCGCATCCTCGTCCTCCATTTGAACTTGCATTTGAGTGAAATGCTCCACCGCCTCCACCGCAACCAAAATTTACAGTTGAGCCTGTTATCGTAGAAGCTAATCCATTACCGCCATTACCACCTGGTGATGGTGGACCTGAACTATTTTGTCCGCCCGCACAACGACCTCCTCCTCCTGCTCCGGCAAAACCTCCCGGACTATTTCCTCCGGGAGAGCCTAATGGTCCGCCAGAACCTCCCGTTCCAGGGCCCTGACCTGCGTGTAAGCAACCTGCTCCGCCGCCCGAACCTTGAGGAGATGAAACTCCACTGGCATGACGATAACCACCGCCACCGCCGCCTACAATTGAAATAGCAACCGGTGTACATGCAAAACCAACTGTTGTACCTCCAGTTCCTCCTACAGCGCTGTCGTGTCCGCCTCCATTATTACCACCTCCACCGATAGTAAATGTATAGGGTCCACACTCTGTGTTTCTAACAATTGCGGATTTTCCAGGATTACAAAATGAATAACATACAGAACCGCCGCCTCCGCCTCCCGGCCCGTGGCCCTCTGCCGACCCGGCTCCTCCAGCAGCAATTACATAGTCAAATGAAATACATCGAGGTAAACATGCAGCAGCTCCAGAACCAAATCCTAAAACATTGTAACCAAACATTGTTTTACCTCTAAAACTAGGGGTTTGTTTACTGCTTTTACCGCCTACTTTTAGTAAGTTTAATTTGTCGTCGTTATAACTTTTCATAGTCTATTCTTATGCGTCGTTAGCCGCGTCAGTAGTAAAGAATAATTTGATACCTAAAACTCTAGCTTCACCGGTAAAAGTATCACTACCATCTGCCGCGTCTCTATATAGTTGAAAGTAAGATTGCTC